GGCCTGTGCTAAACCAGTCGTTGCATTGGCTAGATTAAACCCAGCCTGAGCAGAACCTGTGGCAATATTTGCTTGTGTATATGATGAAGTTGAATAGTTATCAACACCAGAAATTCTAGTATTCTGTGTTTCATTAATACCAAATATCAATGAGATATTGGCATTTGCTTGATTGTTGATTGTTTGTAGGTAAGCAATACTACTATTTTGTGATGCTGAAATACCAAACAATACTGCTGAATTAGAGTTAGCTTGAATGGCCACACTTTGTAAATATGAAATAGAACTATTGGCGTAATTGAAAGCCGCTTGAGCTAAACCACCCACAGAATTTGCTGTTGCAAAAGCTGAAGTTGAATAGTTATCAACACCAGAAATTCTAGTGTTCTGTGTGGTATTAACACCATATAAGTACGAAATGTTTGCTGAGTTTGTATTGGCAACAGCAAAACCTGCTTGTGAATAGTTTAATGTGGCAGCCGATGTTCGTTGTATCGAACCATCAGAGAAAACGATATATGATTGTGTGTTTAATGATAATCCATTGGCAGTCATCGAACCAACAATATTATTTGGTTGTGTACCACCAACTATGAAATTAATTTTAGCACCAGTTGATGCAGTTCCTAAAATTAGATTGCCTTGACTACTAGTGCTTGATGGACCATAAGAATACAAATAACCATCATAAGCTTTAAGAGCACCATATGTTGCAGTATCATTATAACTTTTTCCATTAACACCCATATTAATATAACCAACAGCATTAGTACCATCACTTATTGTGGCTACATAATCGGATGAACCATTGGCATTAAAATTTTGTAAATTAATTTGTAAAAAACTAGGATCTGTTCCAGTAAATTGGCCAATTACATTACTTAAAGCAACACTATTATTTCCAACATTTAAAATTTCGTTCTTATATAAACCTTGTGCTAATGTACGAGCAGTAAATAAACTGGTCGATAATGTGGGAGAATCAATACCAATGAACGAAGTTTGTGCGGTATTTGCATTGATTGTGCTTAATAAGGGTAGTTGTGAAATTTTTACTGTTGACATTTGTTATCCTAAAATGAGGTAAGCACCTTCTTCTGTTATTAATGAATTTCCATCTTCATCGGTTATTTCTGTGTAATATTGTTGGCCAACTGGACCAAATATTTCAATATAATTGCCAGTAGTGGATATTGTTCTACTAATGGATATTAATCCATTTGCATTAGCACTTAAACCGGAACTTAATGTTACAAAACCTTGTTGTGCATTAACACCCGATACTGTTTTTGATGTATTATTGGCAATCAGAAGTGTATCACCAGTTTTTATAACATCAATCAATGCATATCTAGTATTACTATACACACCACCATTCACTAAGTTATAAGAACCCGTAAGTGACGATATATTTATGATGGTGTTTCCTGAAGTACCTACACCATAAGCAACATTGGCAAAAGATAACCAAACATTACTCTCTAATGTTACTGTGGTACTAGTAACCTTGGTGACTTTATCAAAGACTAATGGTGTTCCATCAGATTTTCTCATGCGGATAGAACTATCGGTACTTATAAAACTTTGTAGATTGGCACCAACTAAATTACTAAATGTTACAATATTTGTACTTGGATTACTAAATGTGCCTGTCATTGAAGCGGATGACGATGTGTTATCAGTATAATTTGATAATGTGTGGCTTGAGTTTAGTGTATCTTCTATATTAACACCTAAATCACCTTCAGATTTTAAAGCATACCTACCAAGAACTTTCATACCAGAAGGATGTAATAAATCTAATAGGAATTTTCTATACTTAGCAATTTCTTTTTCTAATGTAATCTGATAAGTAAAATTATTATAGGTTTCGTTCTGCAATACATCAAAACCACTTGGTTGTCCGCTCGAGTCTAAGTATTGTCCTTGGCCAATTACTAAACCATCCAAAAATTTAGCAGTTGCCTTTGCTGAACCATCACCATAAGTTTTAACGCCAATATCTTGATTGTATCTAGAATCGGATATTAAAGGTACATAACCGTTGGTCATATTCATATAAGCACCTTTGGTACTTACAATTAATGGTAATTCTAATTTTGGTATAGAGGTGTAATTAAATACTCTGAGGTTATATAACGACAATGCGGTATCATTATTTGTTTGTATGATTGATGCCGATTCAACTAAAGCAGTATATGAAGAATTAGCTTTTGTTCCGTCAGCAGATTGATATACTAAGTCACCTTTAGTTGGAAAGTGTATTGAGAATACATTACTCACAACAATATCCTGTATTCTTAGAGATACATTAGGTTGAGCAATATAATCTTCACCATAATCAGAAATGCTAATAGTCGTTACCGATCCAATACGACCATCTGGAATTGGAGTAAGAACAGCACCAGAACCTAAAATACCAGGAACATATAATGCTCCGTTTGAACCTGTCGATGTTCGTATAGAAATTGTCGGCAAATCACTTAATCTATAACCCATACCACCTAGTGGTGCGGGTATTAATGAACTAGGGTCTTGTGTGTAATATACCGATGTAATCTTACCTGTTCCATCGACCGCAAGATTTGCAAACGCTTTATAACCTGATCCACCAATTATTCTGATTGAATCATTGGACATATAACCTGTTCCACCAGTTGTTATCTGTATAGGAGATAGTATACCATAATCAACTAAATGGCTATCATAAGCGGTATTTGCATCTGTTGGGTTTAATTCTTGATACTCTGATTTATATAATGAATCCGCTATTACTATAGGAGGTAAAGAAATTCCTCCTCCGCCATTATCTACTATAATAGAAGATATGGGAAATGTTGTGAATGTTCTAAAATCAAACGCATCATACAAAGTTGTGTTTGCATTTGATGTTGTGTTAGTTGAACTTAAAACACGAACAATACCACTAGAACGACCAGTAACATTGGCTGCATTAGTTGGAGATCCAATAATATTCGATAATTTTATTTCATTGTTTACTGTATTTACACTAGTGGCACGAAATGTCGAATTGGCAAAATCAGGACCTTGAAAAATTGTTTCACCAGGAAGGAATTCACCTGAACTAAAAAATAAAAAGAAATTGTTTGGTCCACCAGTCGTATAGGAATTTAATATTCTTCTTACACCAGAAGTATTTCCAGTTAAAGAAAAAGTATTACCTAAAGTACCTCTTGTATTTGCCACTCGAATAAAGTTGTTAGTGCTATCAAGAAAAACTATATCACCACTAAATGTATTGGCAGCTTTGGTTGTTCCTTGAAAAACTATCTCACCATTTGAATAATTGGCTCTGGCAGATACTTTAAATGAATACTTTGTACGAAAATTATAATTTGCAGCATCTAAACGAATTTCTGATTTTAATCCAATAAAATCAATAGGAATAAAACTAACATTGGCAATACCACTAGGTGCTGGATTTACAGATGCAACGTGTGCCACTGCGCCAGGAGCATTTAGTATATTTAATACTGTATTTGGATATTCTCTGTAACCAAACCCACCATTTTCTACTTTAATCCTTGAGATAGAACCTGTGGTTGCTACAGATACAGTTGCGGCTGCACCTCGAGCGGTGTTTGAAGTTAATCCATCATAAACAACTACAGGATCGCCAGCAAAATAATATTGTCCTCTATTTTTAGGGTCTATATTAATTTGACTAATCTGGCCAACAATTTTAGCTCTGAGTACTTCAGCACCCTCTGTGCTAGCTGGAACAATCTCATTGTCTAAGAAATAAACATCTTGGTTACCAGAATCAACAACACGAACAAATTCTCCTGAGTTGAATAACCTTTCAATGTTTGAAATGAATACTTCAATTTTATTAGTAGCTAGAATGGCTTTTTCTACGGTAGCAATAGACTTGGTATCTTCACCAAATAATCTTAGGTTATCAATGTTTAAAAAATTATCATTATTGGTAGATAATCTTAAACTTTTAGCAATATACCATTTACCAGATGATGCCTTTAAAACGGCATCTTTAGTATTGAAAAATTCTACATCAGCATTATATAATAACCTGAAAAGAAACCGATATGACGCAGGTGTTCCTTTTGATTTATATAACTCTTTGGCTAGTTTTACAATGATTGATTTATTTTTAGTTGGGTCTTCCAACAACTCTTTAGGAAAATAAGTCAGAAAATCATTGTAGAAATATTTTAAAAACTCATCTGTAGTATTATCAACATCACGGTAGTTTAATAGATTCTTTGATAAATCCATAACATTACCAGATTGTTCCATCCATTCATAGTATGCTTGTAGGAATGAAACAAAGTTTGTATAGTCCGGATTATCCCGGATAAACTCCGGTAATTGATACGGAACTAATATCGATGTTTTGTTATTATTTAAAATCATGAATTTGTTTTAGGTATAACTGTAACTACTATAGCGCTTGGATCGAATGGATCAATCGTGATGATTCTATTATATGTTGAAGATATGATAGAGGTACTTGGTTTTGCGGAGATAGTTAATTGTCCTAAAGGATTATTAATACCAATTGGTGCAAAATTGTTTAGAGCTATAACGCCTTTGGCATAATCAATCGTGCCTATATTACTATTGAATGTGGATTTAACACTTGAGGCATTGTTATAATATGTTCTAAGTATGCCTAAACCACCTTCAATCGTTGCGTAGGCTGAACCACCTTGACCTGTAGAATCATTTAATGCCGTAGTTATTGTTACTAAAGCAGTAGTATAACCATTACCTGGTGTGTCCACAACGATATTTTTAATTTTACCACCAGAGACAACAGCATGAGCAGTAGCACCTGTACCATCACCTAGAATAGTAACGGTTGGTGTTTCTTGATAATTAAATCCGGGGTTTGTTACCGAGACAGATTCTAAACCAACAGTAAATGATGGAACTTCTTCAATATACATTCCACTTAAAATAATATTTCCTGATGCAAACGATAAGTCTGGTGAACTAGTAACACCACTCAAGAAAGCACCTTTTTGTAAAGGTGTTCCATAAATTAAATTATAATTATTTGGATTGGCCAAATTAGGAAAGAATTTTTTCTGCAAAGAGAGATTAAATTCACTGGTGATAATTGATTGATTATAATTTTGAATGGCACTTAATAGATTGTAAGTGTTGAATGTGGAGTTAAATGTGTTTAGCTCTTTTGCACCAAAGGCATTGATTGATGCAGTAACCCCAGATTTAATTTGGTCTGCTGTTAAGTTTGTTTTAGATGGATCATAAAATACACTTACATTTAATTTTATATAAGTGTAATCTGGATCAACAAGCACAGGCACAACAGTCATCACCGAAATTGGCTTGATAACCTCGGAGATAATTCGTATTTTTTGTGTTCCTGTTAAATTGTAACCACCCGATGGTTTTAATGAAACAAACACTTGTCCGTATACCGGTGGATCATTTTCTTCACCACCCCAAACATTAACACCATCAAAAGGAATACCTAATGTGTTCTCTTGTATAGCACTAATATAATCATTCTTAGTAACGGCACGACCTTGTGCTGAGAATGATTTTGGTGCTTGAAATTTAATAGAATCTATACTTTCTTTACCACTACCTGTGGTAGCGGCCAAAACAGAAACAACCTCCGATGGAAAATAACCACCAACTGAACTCATCATTTGAAAACTATTTGCGCCAGCGGCCTGTGTTCCTTCGGTTGTCAGATAGGAGATGTTAATGATATTACCTGGTGATAATTTTTTACCTAGTAAACCATCACCAAAAGCAATTTCGTATGTTCCAGTCAAAGATTCTTGTAGGAAATACACCTTAGAGGTGTCGGATAATGTTAAACCATTGGTTGCCAACTGATAAACATCAAAACTGGTGTTTGAGGACGACTGTTTTACTGTGACTGTTAGTGTTGTAGTATCTACCGTGGCATCAGGTATTTCATATACATAATTTAAATTATTGACTTGACTTGAAGTTACCGTATATGTAAAACTTGCTGGCGTACCTTGTTTAATTTCTACATTTCGAAAAGAAGCAACGCCATTGAAAACATTGACAGTTTTTGTATCAACATTTACAAAATTGTAATTAACTCCATCGAGTGCAGCTGATAAGAAGTTCCTATATTTTGGTAAAGTCAAACTATTACTATTTACTCCAGTGAAATTAATATGCACGACAGCCGATGGTGCAGCTGAAGATTTTGGAGTATAGTTTAATAGTTTTGCTTGAGATACAACCGAAGACCTTTGTATTGCAGAATCCAAAAACATCTCATTTGCCACCATATTCAGGTAGTAAGCGTTATATTGTGTGTTATATGCCATTAAATCCAACAGGATTGACATAGAAGAACCTTCAAAATTATAATCCTTGAAGGTGTTTTGACCTTGCAAGTAAGTAATAAAATTACTCTTGATTGAATTAAAATCTAGGTTCGATACTTGAATAGTGGAATTTGCTCCGGCCATTATCTGGACCTCTTTAATATGATGTTAATTGCTGTCGGTGATGCTTGATTTCCAATAAAAACTGCTATGTAGACGGCAAATGAGTTGGAATCTGGATCTGCACTAACTTTAATCTGACTGATTGTTGCTCTAGGTTCATAATTATCAATCATTCTAGCAATTTCATCTTCAATCAAACTAGCGGATAGAGGAGAAACAGGCTCAAATAACAACTGGTTTATCGTACTACCTATCTCTGGTTGAAATAATTTTTCAAACCGGTTTGTTGCTAAAAGGTTACGAATTGACCGAATGACCGCCTGTTC